TGCATGGCTCGGCTAGCGATCGGCTGCCTGACAATGCGGTATGTGTCGGAATACGCCGCGCGTCATCCAGGCGACGAATTGCTCGATATTCTCTGGGAGTTCGATCGCGAACTGGGCCGTCCCGCTTACCGCTGGCTTGGCAGACCTACGCCCGACGTTCCGCGTTGGGTTCCTAAGCCGCGGCACGAACTCATAGAGCACGAGATTGCGCTTCGTGAGTTAGCTCGCGCCATTCCGAACCGCGCCGACTGGCACGAGTGGAACAACGTCGGGATGGCGTTCTACGCCGCTTCCAGCGGGTCTGACGAAGGCTTTATCGCCTTCGATGACTGGTCAGCCAAATCACCCAACAAATACGATCCTCGCGCCGTCGAAGAGCGCTGGCGCAACTATCGGCGATCACCGCCATCGCGCATCGGCATAGGTAGTCTTATCCACATGGCCCGAGTAGCCGGGTGGCGGCCGGCGAGGGCGTCATGACCGATTGGATTCCTACAGACGCCCTCGAAGAGGCGAAAAACACCGCGCTCACCCCCTGAATGGGCGCGCCAAAGAGCCTATCGAGTTGCTGCCGATCGATCCCGCAACGCTCGCCGCTATGCCCATCCCAGAGCGGCAATGGCTCGTCCCGGACTGGATACCGATGGCGCGCGCAACCAGTCTCTACGGAGCTGGCGGCGAAGGCAAAACTCTAGTGGCGCAAATGCTGGCGACCGCCTGCTCTCTCGATGGTGCTAAGTGGTTGGGGTTGCCAGTCCGCAAGTGCAACACGCTCTTATATTTCTGCGAAGACGATCTCGACGAAATGCATCGGCGACAAGCCGACATCAATAACCACTATGGCTGCAGTTTTGCCGATCTCGGCGCGATGCGCTGGTTGCCCCGGCTGGGCGAAGACAATGCACTGATGACCTTCAACAGCGGCCGGGCTCATGAAGCACGCCTGTTCAGTCAGCTGTTGGAGGTCGCCAGAGCACATGATGCCAAGCTCATCATTACCGACACTCTAGCGGATATCTTCATCGGCCAGGAAAACGATCGCGGCCAAGCGCGCCTTTTCGTCCAGTCGATACTAGGACATCTCGCCCGCGCGACCGGCGCCGCATCTCTCACTTTGGCTCATCCTTCGCTCACTGGGAGCGCCAATGGCACTACCGGCAGTGGCTCAACCGGTTGGGTAGGCACGTTCCGGAGCCAACTTTATTTTGAGACACCCAAACCCGAAGAGGGCGAGCAACCCGATCCTGATATCAGGATACTGCGGCGCGCCAAGGCCAACTACGCAAGTCGTAACGACATAATCGAAGTGAAGTGGCAAGCTGGCGCCTTTGTTCCGCTGCATGCCCCGACCGGCATCATCGGTTCAATCGAAAAACGGTCCTGCGAGCGAGTGTTCCTCGATCTTCTCGACGCCACGACAGCAGAAAATCAGCCTGTGTCCTCAAACAGCAAATCTGGCAATTACGCTCCCAGGCTGTTCGCAAAGCGCCCGAAAGCGAATCGACAGAGTTTCAAAGCCGCTGATTTCGCATACGCCATGCAGACGCTATTCGCGAAAATACCGCCCGAGATCATTAATCAGCCGTACGGCCGGAAGGGTGACGAAAGAACGCGCCTTGTCCGCAACCTCGACGAGGCGCAAGGAGAGTAAGTGTGTTTACGCGGACGGATGCGGCGGTTGCGGCGGTTTGCGGCGGTACCTGCTAACCCATGGAAATCGTTGATGCGGTGGTTCGTTGCGGCGGTTTCTGCGGCGGCTGCGGCGGTTACCTGTAAGCCGTTGATTTCATTCAATGTGGCGGTTCTGCGGCGGATGTGTGCCGAGCACCCCATACCCCAATACGCTCCGCGGCGCCTGATGGCGCGCTCGCGGGCGTATCTGCCGAGGTTGACCGGGGAGCCCGACGCCGTTTTTTGAAGACCCGAGTCGCCCGCCTCCTCAAGGGCATCCGCGTCCTTGATGAAATAGAAGGCGTCACCGAAGCCGGTGCGGCCGGCTTCGCCGCGCGGCGGCTCGACTTTCGCGATGCTGGCACCCATCCAGGCGAGCGCCTCGGTGCAGGTCAACAAGCCGGGTCCGCCTGGCGACATCAAACTAGTGCGGCGCTCATCCGGGACCGCAGGCCGGTTCTGATGCAATTCCGGCTGTGAAAGACATTTGTTAGCCATCTCAGATAGCGATCAAAAATAGCGCCACTTACAGCGGAGACGCTCCTATATATCCGCATCATGTACCCCCGATCGTCATCCGTCCTGGCCTTACGCCGTGGCGTTTCTACTTGGCACGGTCGCTGAGGGCTGATGACAGTACCCGTGCCGCCTCGGTATCGGGCGCGACGGCTGCCGAGCGAACCGCAGCGCGGCCGTGACACCCATGCAGCGTTCGACACGTTCACGCAGGAATTCTGCAGCGCTGCGGCCTCGAAATCCCAAGCCGAGGCGTGCGTTCGGGCGAAAAACTGGAACTACGAGCACCTGCGACGCCGCAACCCACTCGATTCCCGGTAAGACGACGCGGTCACACTCCGCGCGGTGAGTTTGATCGCGGTGGCGGCTCGATCCGCGCATATAGCTCTTTGAACGGATCATGAGCTGCCCAGTGGCGAGGCTCGGGTTTAATCCCGATCATCTCGCGGGTCCACTGATCGCGTGGACGTAGCTCCGCTATCCCCAGCGCCGATCCCGCACATTTCGTGGCAGCCAACGCTGGGCCGGGAGTCCCTCCCAGTTCCCCGATCACCTTTGGGCAAGTGCAGAAGACCCGCAATCTTTTGGAAGAAAGGCGCGACCGCACTCCGTTCGTCGCCGCCTCGACATTGCTCGCAGCGGATATCCGCAGACCAAGGCTCCGATAAACGCCCAGAAGTTCGGTCGGACCGATCATCCTGCCGGGCCAGTTTCCGCGCGCCCGGATGGCTTGGGTATGCACCGCCGGATGCTCAGCGCTGCTACGGCAGTATTCGGAATAAGCGAAGGCGCGATCATGCTCCTCGTCGTAGGCCAGCCAAACGGCCGCGACGTAATCCTCCGCGATGGCAATGCCGTAAACCCGCCGGAAATAAGCCGGAAGCGGGAATGCATCGCACACGACACGGTCGGTCTCAGTCGCTGCTTTCACCGACGCCACGGCGAGCCCGGCTGTTCCGGAATGTTGGCGAAGCACTCGGCGAACGGGTTGTAATCTTCGGCGGCCTTCTGCTTCGCCAGATGCCGCTTCCAGATTTCGTGGGGGTCTCCAAATAATACATTTTGTGTCGGCTGAGTCCGCGGACGCATCGCCGCCACGCTTATCCCATTCATACAGAGATAGCGAGCGCAGTCCATTAGGTGATCGTTGCTCTTGACGACTTTGCCTTTCTCGTCTCGCCTGTAGATCCTGAATTCGGCCAGGAGGTTTTGCAACGTCTTAAAGACCTTCAGCCGCCCAGAACTCAGTCGGCTCCAGACTTCATAAATCCCTGCCTCAACGGCATTGTTGGCAATGGTCAGGTTTAGACCGAGCGCCCTATATTGGTTGAGCAATGTCTCGCCGTCCGACTGACTTCTCCCCCCGTGCCGCCGGGTCGATTACTCCCGGTATCCATTCTCCTTTTGCCCTGACGGCCGCGGCGTGGATAGCGGGATGCGCCTCTGACTGGTAGTGTTCAGCGTACAAGTAGACCGTGTCGCTTTCGCCGTCGACCGCACCCCACAGAGCGGCTGTGCGGGCCCAGCCGACGTCGAGCGCGAAGACATGCCGGAAGTAGGCAGGCAGCCGAAACGGCGCGCAGATAATTTCGGCTTCGTCAATCGGGTAAATTGCGCCGGAACCGAGCTGCGGAACACCAAGCGTTCGGGCCGCGCGCTCGTGCGGGGGATACGATCTGGCAAGTTCCTCGCGAGCCCTCTCATCAAGATGAGGGGTGTCCTGCCACGAGGCCTGAACAACATATTTCGTCATCTCACCAGCCCCAATGCTGCTTTCTCTGCTCTACCGTAGTAGGCATCCTCCCGCCGGGCAAAAAACTCAGCACCACATCACTTAGACCGAGAAGCGGCGTGAAAGCACACAACAACAATCCATCCGGCTCGCCTGGCCGAGTAGAAAGTGTCCGGGTAAGAAACTCAGTATGCACGGCCATCGGCGGTTCTTCATCTTCTATGCCGAGATCCACATGCGCGCCCTGAAAACTCTCACGACCTTGCTCGTATGCTTTGAATACCAAGCGAGACGTCCCCTTCGGGTGACGAATCTGAACAAAGTCTATTGCATCGGGGATTCCGCCCCTCGCCGGAGCACGCTCGATCAAATTGCCTGGGATCAGTCCAGTTCCCATCGCTCCCGGCGGCCCAAGCAGATGCTGTTGTAGGGATTCGCGTACTGCTTTTGAATCTTGTCCGGCAGCCCAGCAAGTTATCGGACCAGGAAATTTCCGCCCTTCCCACCAAGCCGGAGCCCAGCCAGTAAGCGAACAGGCCGCGACATAACATGCACAAAACGATTTTCCCGTGCGGTTGCCGCCGATGAACGCCACTTCACTGTGAGCTGCGGTGGCTTTGAAGAAGTCCAAATGCTTCTCGTACATCTCCCGACGCAGCGGCCCCGTCGACGGGTAGTAGGTGTAAAGCTTCGCCCGCTCCAATTGCCGTAAAAGCTCGGCCGGGTCGAGATTCCCGAGCTGATCTAGGATCGTCACCATAGCTATCCGTCAACTCCCCGTATTGATCGGCGGTCGATTACCCACAGAGCACCGCACCCGCTGCAATGCCCATTTTGGGTGCTCCGCAAGCCAACGCGCAGCAGTCTGTTGCCCCGAGATCGCGCGAGCAGCGAGCCCGACCACCTCCTCTCCGGCGATCTCCTGGCAGACACCCGGATGACCGATCATGCAGAATGCGATCACGACAAATACACTCATGGCGCACCCGCCGGGTCGAGCGCGGCCATGTCGTGCTTTGCAAGCGCGGAACACAGCAACCTGACACCGGACCGAGCAAAATCGGGCACGCCGCTTGGCCACAAACTGGCCCCCACAATCCTCGCAAATGTATGATTTAGACCGGCGGGTGGGCGGAGCTGTCTCCGTAGCAGCTTCGCTCACCGGCGCCCCATCAGCGCCGGCAGAAAGACCCTCCTGAGCGGCAATGCCGGGCTCCGAATCATCCGGCAGGCCGCAACACTTCCTCCAGAGCCGATCGTTGTGCGCAAGATCCTCGTCGGTGGGCTGGCTCAAGCCGCCACGACGCCCGGCAAAGTATTCGGCCACACGCCACGGCGGAGGCGGAACCGCAGCAGCAAAAAGCATGTGGGAGCGCGCAGAAGTCATGCCGGCCAACCCTATCAGCGAGAAGCCAGCACGCTTCCCCAAACACCCGATTGTACCACACACCAGAAAGCGAGTTTTAAAAATCGCGCCCTAGCAGGATCGAGCGAGTTGCGCGCTCGGCTAGTCCGTCTTCCCGGTGCCAGGCGGAGGTAGCCCTGGGGGTGGGACCGGTCGGGCTCGACGAAGACATCGGCGGGTAGAGAGGCCAGCTTCTGCCACCGCGAGGATTGCGACTTGGCGACGTTTAGGTCGGCGAGGGTTAGAGCGGATGGTCGCTTCCTGCTCCATCCGGATTTACTCCCGCCGCACCTGGTTTCTGCCGCTCGCCGCGCTCCTTCATCTCGCGCAACAGCTCGCCGGCACGAATCTCGATGCAACCCTTGTGCAGAGTTGCGCAACTTTCCTGTTTTATATTTCGAGACAGTTGGAGATCATGAGACATGAAGGGTAGTTGACTAACTGTCCATATTTTACCCATATTGTGGATACCTACCAGATCAGTCTCGCGATTTCCCTAGCTTTTCTAAGACGGAGCACAACCTTGCGAACCATTTCTTTACGAACAGTTGGTGGAACGCAGGTACATCCGACGCCGCCCGGTCGACGTTCAAACGTCGAGAGCGGCCGCGCCCGCGAATATCTGACGCCGGCGGAGATCGATATGCTCGTCAAGACAGCGAGAAAGCGCGGTCGCTACGGCCAACGCGATGCACTGGCGATCCTGATGGCTTATCGGCACGGCCTGCGGGTTTCCGAGCTTGTGGGGCTCCGTTGGTCTCAGGTGAATTTCAAGACCGCCCGCCTCACCGTTCACCGCGTCAAGAACTCGGAGAGCGGCACGCACCCGATCCTCGGGGACGAGCTACGCGAGTTACGGAAGCTGCAGCGCGAGCAGCACGACGATGGCGGCCCATACACCAATATCTTCATATCGGAGCGCGAGACGCCCGTTAGCGTCGATTGGTTCAAACGGATGCTCAAGCGTGTCGGCGCCGAGTGCGGCATGCCGCTCGTGCATGCTCACATGCTGCGGCACTCGGCAGGCTTCGCCCTTGCCGACAAAGGCCGCGACGTGCGCGAAATCCAGGACTACCTGGGGCACAAATACATCCAGAACACGGTTCGATACACGAAGCTACGCCCCAGCCGCTTCGACCGCATCTGGGATTGA